ATGGCTACTTACAAAGAAGTAAAAACACAAAAAGGCAAAAAAATTCAAGTTACAATTCGTGTAAAAGGGTACAAACCTATTTATAAAACATTTGAGAAGAAAACGCAAGCAAAATTGTGGGCGGAAGATGTAGAAACTCAAATGCGCAAAGGAAATTGGAGTAAAGTTGAAACAAAAGCAGACATAAAAGCGATTATTACAGTATCAGATTTGATAAATGATTTTCAGACAAATATTGCCCCGCAAAAATATTCTAAACATTATCAATATGATGTTATGTATCAATGGTGGAAAAATAAAATAGGACATCTCAATATTACAGATCTGAACGCAAACGTCTTAACTCGCTGCAAAAATATCTTAATGTCAGAGCCGCCGGACAAACCGTACAAGAATCACAAAACAAAATCCAACAGTACCGTCAGAAAATATATGTTTTGTCTATCGGCAGTATTAAAATATGCCGTGCGGGAACTTCAAATTATACCGATTAATCCTATGAGCAATGTTGATAAACCTAGAAAAAATAAAGGTGTGGTGCGATTTTTGAGTGATAGCGAACGAACTGAGCTTTTACAAGCCTGCAACAAATATTCTGATATTTTATACCTGTTTGTTGTTTTGGCAATATTTTCCGGCGGAAGATACTCTGAACTGTTGGCACTAACAGTTGAAAAAATAGATTTTCTTAATGATATGGTTTATTTTACTGAAACAAAAAACGGAGAATCAAGAGGAGTACCCATATATCACAGACTTGCAGAAAAATTAAAACAATATCTTGATGAAAATAAAATCACTACCGGATATGTTTTTATTAAGAACAATAAACTTCCTTATATGAAAGGGATGTTTGAAAAAGTATTAAAAACAACATCTATTGAAAACTTCCGCTTTCACGATTTGCGGCATACATACGCTTCATATCTTGCACAAAACGGTGCAGAATTATTGGAAATTGCCCAGCTTATGGGACATAAGAATTTGCAGCAGGTACAAATATATGCCCATTTGACCCAAAAGCATACAGCCAAAGTTGTCAGAAAAATGTCGGCTAATATGTGGGATTTTGAATAGGTTCTTATTTTTAAACTTTCAATCGGAAACAGTGTTAAATTTTGCAAATTTATCCTCATATAATTTCAATTTGTTTTTCAGTTCTTCATTCTCTTTGCGCAGTTCAGCACAAAGTTTGTCTTTTATGTCTAAGCATTCTGAATAAATTGCAGCATATCTGCGCATTTGCTCATACTTTAGATATAAGCTGCTGTAATCCTGCATTGTATTTTCACAATCTGTACTTTTTTTACTCATTTATTACCTCCAGCGCTTGTTGTATAAGCTCAAATCTTTTATTATAAGAGCGTTTAAGCCCGCCCATTGTTGGTTTATCCGCCTTTACAGTTTCTTCAATATACGTTTTAACTTTGCATAACTTTGTTAAAACCCGCTGTAATTCATTGTTATAATGCTTTTGCATATAGTCTAGTTTTTCCTGCAGTTTATAGCAATTTTCACATTTTTCACTCATTCTTTCACCTCCTGCTTTTGTAATTTATCCATTTCAGCAAAATATTCTATTTGTTCATCCGTCAAATTAAAGCTGAAATCCAGGTATTTATCGTCTGATAAATCTACAAATGTAGGTTTATTAGGGCTGTCATACATTATTCTGTTTTTTTCATCATAAAAACCAATTTCTTTTTCCAAATCTTCTTCAGTTAATTCTTCTTGCAGAAATTTTAGCAACTGCTTTACTTTCATTCTTTCATCCTTTCATCCTTTCATCTTCTTTTGGATTTTTTATATAAAATGAGCAAACAGGGTCTTCTCTTAAGCGATGAGCTAATGTAGTGTTATCAGATAAAGGTAATATACTATATGTATTTGTGTACACCGCTATTTTATAATACTCACTCATTTTTACACCCCAGTAGTTCGGGGTTTTCGTATATATTGCCGATAACCTCTAATTTCGTTAAGTTAAATTCCTCAAAAGTATAATATTCAATATCATCACTATCCCAAAGTACGAAGTACGCATAGCAGTCATTCCATTTGATATTATAAATTTTCCCGTCTTGGTCTTTTACAATATCCCCTTCATAAATCAGTTTCCCGTTCTTATCTTTTAATCCTGTGCATTGCATTTTAATCAAATTTTCTTGACAATCACATTCACATTCTGAAAGTTGACCTATGCCGCTTATTAAAATTCCGTAAAATCTTATATCTTTTCCATTTTCGCCAGTATTTGTAATCGGTTTTAACTTGTACATATTTTTTGTATTTTTGTCATAATATCTAAACTTAAATCTATCGTTCATTTTCTTTATCCTTTCCATAAAATTCCTACATAGACCCCGCATAAGAAAAAATATATACAAAGATACGCTGCTATTGATAGTTTCATTTTTCCGCTCCTATCTGTTCAAGCCTTCAATTAGCAAACTTGCTATATAGGTTACAAAACTTTCTGACTCTGAAACTTCTTCTTTATTCATATCAATGTTAGGCTCAAAAGTTACCTTAATATCAGATGTCCCATCGTCTTTTTCTTCAATATTAAAAATGGCTTTATTATCTTCGCATTGTATAATTACTGTTCCTATCATTCTTCTTCTCCTATCTGTTCAAGTGCTTGCTGTGCTGCCTCAAGCTGTAATTTTTCACATTGTCCGCTGTCAACTATTGTTTTCAATGCTTCCGTTGCTATTTTGAGTTTGCTTTTATAATTTTCACCGGTTTGCAATAATTCAAATATATATTTTGTATGTTTCTCACATTCCGCCGTCTTGCGTACAAGCTGCTTGTAGTAGCAGTTCAAATTTTGCTCACAACGCCCCCGCGTACCTATTCCCAACGCAATGCAATCATCCAATTTGCCCAAATTAGGGAAATAAGATTTACATTGACTTACATCAACGCCGTTAATTATTATTTGTTCTGTCATTGTTTATAACCTCTCTTTCTTTCCGCCTGTTCATTTCTTTGATGATTAAATCAAACAGACTGTATAATTCATCATCCGTACACGCCGATATTCTCGGCAATATTTGTGCTTTTACGTATTCGGTCATATTTTCCATGCGGCACCGCCTAAGTTCTGCTTATATCTATCGGCATTATCAAACACTTTGAGTCAAGCCCCTCATTGTCGCATTCTGCAAGAATCGGTGCACAAACATTTTTCTTATCAAAATGCAATTTCAAAATATTGTTTTTCGGATTCGGACTTAAATTCTTTAATTGTTCAAGATAGGAAATATTGACCGCAACGGTTGTATATTTTTTCTTGTCTTCAACGTCATCGGGGAATAACTTTTTATAATTCGGATATTCCCCGCATACAACAGGGACATTGTATGTAATTTGATTAAAATAGTCGATAATTGTTAAACCGTCCCTTTTAAAAATCAAATCCATTACATCGGTATAACTTTTGTCATAAAGTATATTTTTTATAAAACTTATTTTGCCTAAATAAATCCCGTTATAATTTCCCTGTCCGCTTTTATACGGATTATCGACTACAAGTCGGGAACATAACATTTTGGTTGCGTCGGTTGATACCATTGTCAAAATATTGTTTTCAAGTTCAAAATGTATTGCCGAAAAAATATTATTTCTGCGGGAACGCGGAATATAAGCAACCTGTTTTTTGATTAACTTTTTAAATTCGTCTTTTTTTACTTGACAGCTGAACAAAATATTATCTTGTTTTTGTTCCTGCAATATCGTTTCTGATGTTCTTTCTTCTTTTGTTTTTCTTTTTGTGTTTTTCATAATTTTGTATTCCTTTCTTTTTTATGTATTATTTCCATTTCTTTTTTCTCTCCACTCAAAATACTTCTGCTCGTCTATAAGCCATAACTTGCCGTCTTTGGAAACAACATCATTAAATCCGTTTTCATATCGGCGACTTATTAGGTTCCTTAATGCTTTTACTGTAGGTTTTGAATAGTATTTATTCCATTCTGTTAAATAAATTTTTCTTGATTCTGTTTTCTTGCGGATTTTATCCTGCAATATCAAGATTTCAGACATAAGTAAGTATGCCTTTTTGCCGAAAGTATTAAGCATTTCTTTTTTTCGTTCTTCAATTATTTCTTCCGCTGCAAACATCATTCAACCTCTATTAAAACTTTATTTACTATTGCGTAAATCTCCGCAACTAAATTATCTCCGTTTCCTACCAACATTCCGTTATCTGTTAATTGGTCGCATATTTCCTTTATTTTTTCAAATAAGTGATATTGTTTCATATTTTCATCAGTTAACCTAATAGATTTCTTTGCAAGTTCTGCGATTTGCCCCATAGGTAAATTGGCAAAATACTTATCTCTGAACGGCATTAAATCCTGCTGCAAGTTTTTATTCTGTTCAACTACCAAATTATATTGTGCATTTGCCGCACTAAGCAGTTTACAATAGTTTTGAATATTACAATAATTATTCTTTTCCATATTTAATCCTTTCCGGCAGTCTGCCGCTTCCTTTCATTTATTAGCTCTACCAACGCTTCCATATACAAGCACAAATCGGATAAAGATATATCAGTTAATCCTGCTTTAAATATAGATTTTTTCGTATTGCCGCTAATTCCCTGTATAATATCTTTTTCTGAACAGTAATTCTCTGCGGTCAATTTTGTATTTTCTGTAAAATTCTTCATCTGTTAATACCTTTATTCCTCTGTTTTCTATATGTTCGTGGCATATTTTTGTTACTAATATCAATTTTTGTTCTATACCTCGCTTTAAATACCATTGCGGGTCTTGAATGTATGCTTGGTATTGTATAAAATGATGTAGTTCGTACCTGTTATGGTTGTAATCTTCCAAATCGTTCAAAAATATCCTTACCAATTTACCGGAAGTATTGAGAAGGTATGTTGAATCTTTATACTTCTCCAATTCTTTTTTCATATCCTTTTTAGGCGGTTTGTTTCTTCGGTTCATTTATTGAGTACACTTTCCAATGACATTTTTCATTAAATCTGTTCCTGCCTTCTTCCCACCAATCATATATATGTACGTTATATATTTTCTTGATGTCACGAATCACAGCTGGCAGGTGTCGTATTCCGTAATCACTATGTGCTTGTGCGTTGGTTATTGTGCCGAATATTTGCAAGTGATTATAAACTCTTTCACTTTGTGCCGTCATTTTCTTCCCCCTTTTTCCGTGGCGTTTTAATATCATCACATAATACAGAGTTGCACTCGACTTGGATTTCCTGCACTATGTGGTCAATAGTACTTAATCCTATAGTAGCTACATCTGGAAATTCCTCTCTCAGATTGCCAATTTTTCCTTGTATTGCCATACAATAGGCATCTATCCTGTCAAATTTTGCTATGTTTTGTAATAAAATTCGTGCTGTCATTTCCATTCTCTTCTATCTCCTTTATTACCTTTTGTATTTCCTTTTCGTATTCTTCCGGCGGCAAATTCAACTGTTGAATTATACGCTTGCGTTTTTCATATTCTTTCCACATCTTGTAAAATCCTTTTATATATGTTGTATTGTAATGTTATCTCTCCGCCGCTCGGACTTCCTAAAAAGTGGTTTTTTACTTTTTCTATAAAGACTGTCGGGAAATTGCTTAATTTACCGTCTTGGTTGCGTTCACGATGTATAACAATTCCGTAATCCGCCATATTGTACCAGTCCCCCGAACCGGATATTGAGTACATATTTGGTGTTTTTTCTCCGTCCGGTTTCTTTGGGTGTGCTACAAAAATGACTAATATATCCAGTTTTTTAGCAAGCATAGATAACTTCGACAGAATAGAACCTATGTATTTGTCCTCACGGTCTTTGTAATCATTTTTAAGCCGGTTATACGGGTCTATCACAAGAGTTTTTATTCCGTATTTTTTAACAGCAAGTTCCGTACGTTCACAAATTTCATCAACTGTCCAAAGCCTGTCTATATCAAAACTGTAAAAGTGGTCTGCAATAAATTCAAAAGGTTCTCCGAATATATTGTTGTCGTGTTCTCTTAAATATTTGTATATAGGACATTCCACATACATTTCAAATAGCGAATTGTAGTGTGTTGCAATAATATTTTCAAAACTTGCGATTAAGTGTTTAAGATGATATTTTTTAGATAAAATCATCAATAAATTATCTACAAAGGTTGACTTGCCTCTGCTCGGATAACCTGTAACTATCATCATATAACCCGTTCTTATTCGTACAATATTATCAAACTTTAGCCAGCCTGTCTGATAATAGTTACTGTCTTTTTCAAAGTTGTATTTATAAATTTCATCAAAGGCATCATAAAAAGTTACAATTCCGTCCGGCGTTATATCTTCAGCGCTATTGATAAACTGCTTTAAATCTGCTCCGTCAATAAGTGCTTCATTGGCATCTTTGTATTGTTTCCAATTCACAATTTTACACTTTTCCCTGCCCAGTCTGTTTAATAAATTTACTTTGAGCTTGTCCCCGGCAGAATCATTATCAACAGCGATAATATGGGTAGAAAATTTTTGTATAAATTCAAAGCAATTTTCTATACATTCGAGTTTGTTTTCGCTCGCTCCCTGCGGGATACTGACAGAGGGAATACCAACAGTTGCAAGTGCCAGTACGTCTATTTCTCCCTCTACCCATATGAGGGTGTCGGTATCACGAACAAAGTCCATACCGTATAAGGTTTTTTCCGTGTCGGATTCCTGTCTGAATTTTTTTTTGCCGTTGCCTAAATTTGTGCGGTATTTTACATTGACAAGTTCTCCGTTTTTATAATACGGAATGACAATTTCTTTTTTATCGTTATAAGATATTCCGTAACGGTCTATAACCTCTTTTGATATTTTTCTTTTTTCAAAGTATTTGTATATAGGTGCAATTTCTTTTACAACTTTAGGCGGTGCAGGTTTCTTATACACTTTTCTTGTCTGCTCAAATTTATTACGGTAATATACTGCTCCAGCCCATCCGCAATTATGACATTTGTACAGAATCGCATTATCCGTAAACGTTACCGATAAGCACGGATCAGATTTGTCTTTTCTTGTATTGGAACACTGCGGGCAAGTCTGTTTGCCGCTTCTTGTTAATGTTATTCCCAATTCTTTTAATTTGTTTCTGTATTCCATTTGATTTTACTTAAATACTCCAATTAGGTTGTTGTTCCTGCCCTGCTTTTTCCAATTCTTTTTTTGCTTGCACAACAAAAGAATTATCTGCACGTAAATAACCGTAATTATTTCTGCCGATATTATCTTTTGCAGTTGTTTCTTTTTTTCTTGCAAACCAACCGTCAATTAGTGATATTGCTCTATCAACAACATCTTTACCTAATCTCTCACAAGCAGAATTATACTGTTTTTCCGTAACGGTAAAATATTCAATACCGTCTAAATTTTTTTTAGGACTGTTGTCATTATCATTTTTTGGACGTCCGCCTTTACAGCCGTCTTTATACCGTTTATTGTTTGCTTCCAATAATGGTTTAATTAAATTAAATACCATTCTTGCTTTGTCTGATAAATCGGGTTCTTCATCATTTAGTGCAAAGTTCATTATTGCAAAGAATATATCCAACTGTTGATTCTTTGGAAATTCCGCAATGGTTTCAAACCAGCTCCGATAAAATATAAAACTATCTCTCATTTAATCTTCTCCTTTATTGTTATTGCATCAGTCATCCAATAAATTATCCTTTTTACTTTTCCTTAACTCTTTCGGTATTCCGAATTTTACAACCAGTGCAAGCACGGCGGTTTTCATTTGACAAGTCCAACCGCCTAACCTGCAGTAAGTTTCATAAATCGGACAACCGTTACAAATACAACCTCGCATATAGCATTCAAGTGCGGATTTAGTCCAACGCCTAACGTATACTCCGTCTTTGTAATACATTAGAACGGAATTCCCTCGTCTGACGGCGAGCAAGAATCCGCACTCTGTGTTTTTTCTTTCGGTTTGTACATTGTTAATCTCCAATGGGGTGCATTTTCGTTAGTTCCTCTTTGTTCCTGTGTCAGAGGTTTTATAGAAAACTTTACCGATTTTAATTGAGGATAAAGTTCGGTTATTGCATCATCAATGGTTACCGATATGCCTGTAACCGTTTTTTTACCGTCCTCTTTTGTTTCTGTTTTTGTCCAACAACTACCGATTTGCATTTTCTTTTTCTCCTTATTCCTACGTGCCTTAATTGGCAACCTACCTACTACTTTGCAAAATTTACAAATTTATTCGGGTACGCATAGCATTCATTTTCGTTTTTAATTTGCTTCGCAAATTAGCACTCAAACAGGCTATTTACTCTTACGAGTTCCGCTTACGCTTCACTCTACCGAAAAATTTGGCAGGTACAAGAATTGAACTTGTTTCTTTATCTGAGGAAGATAATATGTTGCCGTTACACTAACCTGCGATATTTTTTTAAATGCCGTCTATTCCGGCTGCCATATAGTTTTTCTTTTTTTAAGTTAGTTATGTCTAACTCATAGGTTTTCGTGTCCCATTTCCGGTATCATATTGAAAACTATAAAAATGTTCGCCTAAACCGTTTATACACTGACGGTTATAGTGTTTTTGTCATCTTGCTTGGGAGCAGGCGATAACTCAAATACAATCCGTATTCAATAGGTCATTTCCCTTTGACCGTCAATTCATTACTGAATAGACACTACCTGTATTTTCTTGATGAAGAAGTGGCAGGCATTCCACTCCTGTTATTCTTTTGTAAAGGCAGCAGGGGAAATTATTCCCATGCTGTTTCGGATTATTCGGGGCGCAGCCGGAGTAACGTCCGAGCTGCACCTTACGAGTTCCGCTTACGCTTCACTCTACCGAAAATCCGTCTGCCGGCGGTAACTCAGCAGATTTAACTTCTTTTTCTGAACAAACTTCCCAGTTTGTTTCGTCTTGAATGTTGAACATATCAACATCAATTTTTGATTTTGTCGTACTGTCCATAGACAGAGCTTTCTGTAATTCAATCGACTTTGGTAATAATTTTGCCAGTTGAATTAAAACAGTTTTTTTACACATTGCATTTAAGTCTTTTGCCCACGGCGAATTCGGTGCAAAGTGCGGATTTTTCAACTTGATGTATCTGTGTGTTTCATCATCCCATTCCATAGATATATAACTCTTTGAATGAGTTTTGCCGTGGTCTATGCACTCTTCTTTGCTCATTACCTTAAATACGCTCCCGCCGTTTCTGAGAGTGGCAACTGCATAATAAGCAACTACTTCCCCCCTGTCTTTTAATACCGGACAGTGTTTCAAATAAGGATGAGTACCATAAGCGTAATCAAATATGTCATTCTCATAAACAGTGTGCATATCAAGAACCTGTGCTGCTCCGTGTCTATAGAAAAGTTCAATATAACCTTTGTACCCGATTTGGAACTGTACCTCTTTTACGGTTACTTTTTTGCCTTCAATATATTTTGTGTTGTTATAAGGAATTAAATATGCCTGCCCCTCAACATTTGGTTCAAGTCCTAATTGTGCTGACTGAAATAATGCACCTAAAAAACTTTCCGATGTACATTCCGCAAGTGACGGGTTAAGTCTTACGGTTGTCAATGCAATTCTGCATAATCTTTCAGCAGACATACAACTTGGCACTGCTTTGCCCAATTCTTCAACCGATTTCCGTATAAGGGTTGGAATATCTCTTTTATTTTCCTGTTTTTTTACAACTTGATTTTTTAATTTTACTACTGCTGCGTTCTGTGCCATTATGCCACCTCGCTTTCTTTATTAGCTTTTATTCTCATAACTCTGTATGAAGATGTCCTTGCATACTCGTCATATAAATCTTTGTGTGCTTCTTTAAATGATGCGGTGTCAAATTTTGTAGTGTTTTGAGATTTCCAGGTAACCACATATTTGGGCGATTTGATACCCAAGTTATCTTTTATGATATCTTTTATCGCTGTTTCCAATTCTTTCTGTTCGTCTTGAAGGTTTTTTATGTGTCCTTTTACTTCCTGCAAATATGCAATTTTATCTTCAAAGGTTTGAACCGCCTGTGCCGTTTCGTTATCGGTCGGATAAAGTTCTATCATCACTTCCGAGTGGTCTGAGTACAGGTCTTTTAATGTTTCATCATCCTGCGGCATTATTGCAGGAGCTGTATCATCTTGAACGTGTCCCCAAAATTCTTTGACTGCTTCAACCATTGTATTAAACAGTTCTTCGTCAAATTCAATCTGTTTATATTTGAAAGATTGACCGCCGATAAGTACAGCAATATGTCCGACTTTACGTCCTGTAATCCCTAAGTACCACATCACCTGCAAGATATATTCCTGCGGGATATCGTCATTTTCCCATTCGTCTTTTTTGAAAAATGATGCAGTTTTACATTCTAGCAGCTCATCAGTTCCTGTTACAAGTCTGTCAACGTGAGCAACCATATAAGGATAATCGGGATGTTGATAAAATTTAGGACTTCTTCTTACTGCTTTTCCTGTTTTTTGTGTGAATTTTTTTGCAACAAATTCTTCTAAATCACATCCGAGTTCCACCGCTTCATTGTCGGATAAATCCGGCACGGGAAGTTTTTGCGTTTTTTCCGCCCATAATTTGAGCGGGGTTTTCCAACGGGACATCCCCAACACTGCTGCGATATCTGAACCGCCAATGTAGTTGTGCCTGTTAAGTGTTACATCTTTTGAAATTTCTGCTGTTGTCATTTTGTTACCGCCTTTCGTTATTCTTCGTATTTACGTCTGTCACATTCAACGTTTGCAAGATAGTCAATTCTGTCTTGATATTCTTCATCTGTTTCTTCTTCCGAGTAGTACCACTCTGCAAGTCTTGCTAAATAGCTGTCATATTCAAACATTTTGTTACCGCCTTTCTTGTTATGCTGCTTTTTTTTTGTAATTCATAATTTTTTTGTAGTAAAAGTTGACTTGATTAGCCGCTTTGATTATTGCCATTTGTTGGTCTGCTAAAACAAACGGAGGAAGTTCAACCGTTTTTAAATTTGCCTGCCGTGTTTCAAAAAACTTAATCCATTCAAAACGCACTTCGTAATACCTGCGTATGTTTTCTTTTTCAATGTCCGATTTGATTTTTTTGATAAGTTGTTTAATCATCTGTCACCGCCTTTTCTTCTGTATCTTCTGTCTCTTTCAAAAAATTTTCTTCGTATTCTTGGTCGAGCATTCTGTCATACCAATAAAACGGGTCATATCCGCACATTACCAATTCCCCCTGCAAACTATGAAATCTATCTTCCCGGTTCTTAACGCTTGCAATGTTCCGGCACTCAATAACCTTTGTAATAGAGAATTGTTTTCAACTTCGTCAAGGTTGTACCAGGTATCTTCATCTTTCGGACAAAGTGTGTCATAATCATCACCCTTAATTAGGAACTGGATTACCTTTTGTACTGATGTTTCAATGTGCATTTTTGTTACCGCCTTTCTTGCCGTTTTCCGGCATATCCTCATAAGAGGAAGGACTTGTGAACCACTCTTACAAACGGAAATTCACAAGTCCTTAAATCTTTTTTACAAAATATTGATTTCTCACTATTTTGTTTTAAAATGTAAATACACTTGTAAGAGTGGGCAAATTGCGAGATTTAATAAACCTAGTTTGGCGACCGAGTTTTTAATTTCTTGCTTTTTGCTTTCCGTAATTTCATTGTAACTCAAAGTTTCAAAAAATGCAACTGGTAGTTTCAATAAATCATTCATTTAGATTAGGAAATACTGATGTAGCAAGTAAAAATCCATATTTACAAAACTTAACAATTAGAAATTCTGCAAAACTTTTGGACTTTTTATAGTTAGAAAGGAAATGGAAAATGTTGCTAAAAGAATACAAAGAATTCCTTGAGGAAATATCCCAGATAAGGATTACAAACACTTATCTTGCTAAACTATTAGGCACTACCTCTCAAAATATAAGCAAAAGGATTAAAACAAATAGTGTTCTTACTACATCTGAACTGACTACATTGGAAGAAACAACGGGTGTTTATAGTCTAGATGAAACAGCCAATAAAAAAGTTAGAGCATTTGCTGCTGGGTATTTAGACCAAAAAGAAGATTTTACTGCGGATTATTATCCTGATGTCTTCGGAAGCTGCGGCAGTGGTGTGTTTGTTTTATCTGAATACAAAGAACTTATAAACGTGCCTAAAAAAATCATCAAATCATACAGCAAAGAAAAAAAATATTCAGTGATAAATGCATACGGCGATAGTATGATGCCATTTATTCACGATAAAGATTTGCTTATTGTTGAACATTATGAGGGTGAACAGATAAGAGATAACAGAGTTTATGTATTTCGCTACGGAGATAACATTTTTGTTAAAAGATTGGTTCTTAACATAAACCAGCTTGTAATTAAGTCCGACAATACGGACTATAAAACAATAACGGTTGATTTACACAATAAAACCGATGACATCCAAATAATCGGGAAAATAGTCGGGCTTATGAGAGGTATGGTGTAATTTATGCGCGGGATTGACAATATAACATACGATATTATCAATGACTGGAGTGATAACCTCACAAAAGATATTCCAAATGTTGTTAAACCATTTCTTAATGCTATGACACAGCTTATTTCTCCCGATGAAATGTATGGTTATGATAGTGCCGATATGATAGTAAAATTGTTTATTATGAACGCAGAACCCATATACAAGACCGAAAAATCAAAGCAGTATCTAGATGAATTAAAACAACTTGTAAAGTGGAAAGAGGAAGAATAATGAAAAGAATTTTGGTAATTTTGTGTATATTGTTACTTTGCACTCCGGCAAAAGCAGGCGGTACGAATAAGCCCAAAATAGATTATTCTACACTATCAGATGAAGAATTGATAAATTTCGCAAATGGAAATACGCAAACAAGCAGTAAAAACCCAAATACTGCACAAAAACAGAACTTTTCAAAAATGAGCGACATAGAAATTCAAATGTTATGGCAAGAAATGGTATTGAGAAAATTGGATGATATTGAAATGGACTTATACAAGATTAAACAAAGACTTGGCATTTACGATTAAAAGAAAAGGTGCAAACGCCCAAAAAGCAGAAGAACAAAAAGCTGAACAATTATGGTAAGAAAGAACAAGAAAGAAGTAAACCTTAGGTTTATAACATTTACATAATACATTTTCATAATACATAATACATAGGAATTATCATTATCATTTACATTAGGTTTAGGTTTGGTTAAGTTGATAGTTAAAAAGTATAGTTAAGATGATAGTTTAAAAGTATGGTTAAGATGTTATAAGATGTAAAATTTTTTATTATTTTTATGACAGGCGGGATAAAATATAGTATAATGTGTACAGGTGGAACGCGAGGCTAATAGGTCGATACAGGGCTGAAACACTAATCGATTCCGAATACAGAGTTACTATGTCCACACGAGTAACAGAGGAGAAAAAGAGGAACTGCTGTACAAAGTTTACTGCAAAAGACGTTTATCAGCTTGAACCGAATGGATATTCGGAAAGAATACTTGAGTCGGGTTTTTGTCCAAAGTGTAACAGCTGGGTAGTAACTATTTGTAAAAGAAATTTTGACGGTCATTGGTCTTATCTCACCGCGAAAAGGAAAAAAGCATTAAAACTATACAATGACCATAAAGCGGATATTATAGGCGGTTTGCAAAGAAACATTAAATACGGTAACCGTTCAAATATGGGATTCAGATTCGGAGAAAATAAAGAGTTTAAAACAGGAAATAAAAAAGTATTCCGGCAATATGCCGTAGATTTTAACGGTACAAAAGAATTGATTAGGACACTTTATTAAATACACTTTGTTAGGTTAATGCGACCCGGTGCGGGAGTTTTCTTTCTGCACCGTTTTCATTCAGAGGGTTATGTTTTTAGCACTTATAAGATTTATATTATTTGAAACTCCGTCAGCATTTTTAAGGGGGTTAGCGTTTATCATCTTCGATAAAGAAGAAATAATCGGCGAAAGATTTGATTGCAGAAGATTACGAAAAAAGATAAACAAAGAACAAATCCTGAAAAATTATCTTGAAAAATGCTACAAGCAATTACATCAGGATGAGGAAAATGGCAAGAAAAAACGATTGGATTAAAATAAAAAATTATTACATTTATCATTCAATCTCGTTGGAAGATTTGGCAAAACGGTTTAAGGTGACATATTCAGCGGTAAGAAAGCATTGCTGCAAGGAAAAGTGGGTGCAGCAAAAAGAGGAAAAAGCAATAGAAATTGAACAGGAAGTCGCAGAGAAAACTAAAAAATCAGTTGTTGACAGAAAAGTTAAAGCAAACGAAAAGCATAATGAATTGTTTAACAAGGGATTAGAAGTTGCGGAGATGTTGTTAAATCAGTATTTATCCGAACTTAAGGAAGGTAAAAAAAAGACAAAAGCATCAGCCTATAATCTTGATTTCGTGATGAAAGCAATAGCAAATGCACAGAAAGGGCAAAGACAGGCACTAAACATTGACAATAATGGTGTTGAAAATGTCGAACCGGAAATAAGAATTATTAACGGAATAAATCTCAATCAAATTTGATAGCATTTATACCGTTTTTTACGGGGGTTATACTATCAAATGCAAAATACAAAAACAGTTCGAATATCAGATGAGCAAAAGGAAAAGGTTGAATTTTTGAAAAAATTATTTAATTGCTCCGAAAATAGCGTATTTTTGATAGCAGTTGAAAAACTTTATAAGGAATTTTCATAATGAGTTTTGAATACATTACAGAAAAAGACGAAAAAAGAACATTATCAAATGATGAGGTCAATCAATTAGCAGAACGTATTGCATCAGACTTTGATAACTATAACGGAAGGCGGAGCCAAAACCTGCAGCAGTCGGAAGATTTAATCAATGAAATCTTTTTTAAGAAAAAACCGACTAAAAAATCTAACGAAGAAAAATACAGTTCCGATTCCGAACACGCAAAATATGAAGCGTGGAAAACTAAAGTCAAAATGTGCAAGACTTATATGTTTTATCAGGTTTTAAAAGCGTTCATCTGGAAAAACGTTTATGCACAGCCTAATTCAATGTTTGATGTTTCAGGCGAAAATCAAGAAGCCGACAATGACAGCAACAAGCAAAAAGCAGCAATAGTTGATATTTTAGAGAAAATGAACTATGCCAAAACCTGTGATAAAATTATAGACTATGCACTTTTACACGGCGAGATGATTTCATTCGTCGCCTGGAAAAAGAAGTCGCAGGAATACAGGAAACTCATTGAACAGGAAGACTTAGAAGAACCGAAAGCAGTTGAAGCACTAAAAAATGGTAAATTCCACTATATTGCGGAACGACCGATTTATGATAATCCGTACGTTTATCCGGTTAATCCTGCAAATTTCGTTTTTGATGCTGCCCAAAGGGAGAATTGGGACGAATGCCCGAAAATCTATAAGTCTTATAAAGTACCGGAAGATATTATAAATAATCAGTATTACAAAGTGCCAAAAGATACGGCGGAAGCTATTAAAAATGAGGTAGATAAAGAAGTAAACAGTGCATCTTCTCAGCTTGACGTTGATTTAGAACATAAAACCAATAACTCTAAAACTGTTGAAGTATTGGAGCACTGGGGCAATTTAACTCTAAAAGACGGCACGGTATTAAAAAACTGGCACGTTGTTGTTGTAGCCCGTAAATATGTCGTCAGATTTGAAAAGAATAAAAGAATTATAAATCCTTTCACATACGGAAGCTGGGTAAATGACCCTGAAACTGGCAGAGGAATTTCTCCTTTATATTCTGTTCTATCGTTAGCGGAACTTCAGGAAGATTTAATGAACAGAACCTGCGATATGCAAACTTTACAAGAATGTCCGCCGATTTATGCACCAAAAGGTTTTTTTGATGATGATGAAATAAAACTTTATCCGGGCAAAATTATAGAATTTGGTGACAATTTAAGTCCAAGTGAGATTAAGCCTATGGAATTTGCCGTATCAATATTTTTAAATGATGTGACTTTCTTATCTGACTTAATGGCGGAAGTGTCAGGCATATTTCCGAATATGGCTGGAGCAGATGAAAAAGCGGCAAAAACCGCAACAGAAATTTCAACCAAAGCACAGGGGCAATTAACACGTTTGTCAATGCTTATTGATACTGTTAATCAAGATTTAATTGTTGAAGATGTTAAAAAAATTGCAAAACTTTGTGCTGATTTTAAATCCGGCGATGAGAATATTTTTATTACTAACGGAAATAAAAAAGAAACAATTACAATCACAGACAACATACGTCAGGCAGAGTACAGATATACATACGCAGACAGAACAGCAACAACCGAAAGAAGCAATAAAGCCGATTTAGTTGCACAAGCAGTTGAAAGATTTGCTCAATTTTTACCGCTTAATGCTCCCGAAGTATTCACCTGGTATATGGAACAAAAGGACGTTGAAAACCCTGAAAGATTTTTGCAGCAGGAAAATACAATTCCAATAGAAATTCAGCAAGTGCTGCTGCAAAATCCGAACGTCAGACAGCTTGTTGAACAATTTGAAGCACAGAAGCAGGCAGGTGTAAATCCAAGCGGACAAACAAAGCAGGCAATTCCCGATGCAAGTATTTCCGAAGCACAACCAATGGAGTAGTAAATATGGATGAACAAGAGTTTAATATCAGAAGGGACAGGGCTGAACTTGTACAGTCTGAAGAATATAAAAAAATCAAAAAACAACAACTTGAAATGATAATCAGTTATGCTGCAAGTAACGGGGAACCGTTAGAAATAAGAGGGATGTTAAAACTCATAGGGAAAACGGATGAATGGTTATCAGATTTTAGGAAAATACAGAAACAAAGGAGATAAATATGACAGAGGAAGCGACAGAAAGCAACGTATCAACAGTGGAAAATACGGATGTGCAGACAGACAATTCGGAAGTTGTTGACAACCACGAACCGCTTGGCGATAATTCGGAGGAAAATAACCAAGAACCTGTAAACAATGACGGAAATTCTACGGATGACGGAAACCCTAAAAACCAACAGCAGGATGGACAGTTCAACGATTTGGCAAAAGCAAACGAAGCCTATGCAAAATTGAGAGAATTGAACGGAAAGCAGTCTAATGAATTAGGCGAGTTGAGAAAAAAGGTAGAAGAAGCCGCTAAACTTGAAGAACAAATTGCAAATATGCAGTTGCAGGAAGCTCAGAAAAAAGGGTTTCAAGATGTAAAATCTTATCAAAACCATAAGGAAGTGGCTAATTTTGTTGCTAACGAGTACGCACAACACATTCAAGAGTGCGAGTTTCCTGACGAAATGGTTAATCTGCTGGATGAATACAGAAAAAATCCGACAGATGATTTATTGGAAACAATAGAATCCCAGTTTTCAGTGGAAACTCTAAAAGATGTAGCAGGGAAAAACGCATTATTCAAAGGACAACTTCAACAGCGTGAGCAGGAAGCCCTTGAATCAGAGGTTAAAACATCTGCACAGCAATACTTAGATGAAAACGTAAATAAGTATGCGGACAGATTCCAAAATCCTGCATTCGCTGCCCTGTACGGCGAAGCATTCAGAGCTTACGGCTGCGACTTAAATTCGGACAAATTTGTAGAACTTATGGACAATTTTGCTAATTCAATTATCAAAGCCAACGGCATTGTAAACGGTATCAATAAAGAAAACCACAACGACACAGACGAAATTGCAGGTTTATCTCTCGGAAATACAGGAAAAGCAGGAAACGGAAAGTCGCTTTTACAAATGTCAGAACAAGACCTTAATAAAAGGTTAGATGAGTTAATATAGCACGAGCGAGCAGAGGATGAAAGCGTAAGCGTATCCATTTAATGCGAGCGAAGTAAGAAAATAAGGAGAAAATATTATGGCTATAGAACAGTTAATTAAAGGTGCTTTTTCAAAAGCATTCAACAAATATATCTATAATGAAATGGTTGTAGGTAAACTTGCACACACAGAATTAAAATCAGGTGTTGGCAAAGGTGATGAGGTTGATGTTGTTATGCCCGGTATGGTAACAACTTTTGCTTATGACGGAGGAGATTTGCCGGAAGCAGAAGAAGTTGTATCGGCTTCAACTAAAATCAAAATCAACAAAGGTATGGGTGTTCACTTCAAACTTAAAAAGATTGAAGAAGATGTAATCAAGAATGCCAAAACAGATGAGGCACAGGTAGAACTAATCAGAAACTACACAGATGATGCAATCAAACAATTTGCTGCAACAGTTGATAAAGGTTACGGCTCATTGTACACAAGAGCAGGTCATTATGTAGATAATAGCGGCGCTGCAATCACCTTAACCCCGAAATTGGCAAAAGAAATATTTGCTTATATGCAGAGCAAATTCCAACTGGGTGACGGTAAAGGACACACAAACTGGCAGACAGGCTTAATGCTTGCTGTTGTTCCGCCTGAATATCAGTATTATTTAGGTCAGCTTGATGAATTCTATCAAGGTGTTGAATCAGGTCACAAGAAAATTGAAAAAGGATTTATCGGCAAGTTATACGGCTGGGATATTCTTGTTTCAAATGACCTTGCAAGAACAGATGATGATGTAGTTTATCCGCTTTTCGGTTTAAGAGGTAAAACTCTTGCAGGCGGTGTTTCAAAAGATTTGAATATGCAGCATTACATCCCTGAAAAGAACTTCGACACTAACTACAAAGGTTATGCTTTGTACGGTGTCGGCGCACCGAGAAGTGATTACTTGGGAACTGTAAAAATCTCTGCTCCACTGGAGTTGGATTTAACATAATTTGAGAGGGGATGAGCGGGAATGAGTTGTTTTACACAACTCCCGCTCCACACCTCTTTATCGTAATTACAATTTTAATTAAAAGGAGAAAATATTATGACAGATATTCAAGTTTGTTTACCTAAATCAGATGTTACAGATTCGATCGAGGTAGGTACTATTGAAGCACAAACAATCGATACCGATATGCAAATTGTTGATGCACTTAAAAACAAAAACAATTCATTAGCTATCGTTGTTAACGCTACAACAGCAGGAAATTTAACAATAAAAGCAGGGGATAACTACCCTAACGCTATTTTAGGCAATTTAAAAATCGCTTGCGGTGCAGGTTTAACCCTTATCAGATTGCAGGATATTGCAAGATTTGAAAACAGAGACTGCACAGTCAAAGTTGCAGGAGACGGCACACTTGCAGGAACAATTTTTGCAACTGCAAAAAGAGCAGGTATTCTTCCGGCAGATGAACAGTAAATTAAAGGGGGGTGCAATTCCCCTCTTTTCAAGTATAAAAAGGAGATATTATGACAGATAAAGAAATTAAACAGGGTAAAATAAGATATATTCCGACAGGTATTGTATTCACTTTGCCTGTTAATGATGCAATCGAAACTTTGAAAACGGATAGGGGAAATTTTGAAATAGTTGATAATTCATTTTTGTTTCCTGAACCTAAAAAAGAAGTTGAAACAACGACTTATCAACAGGTAGTGGAAGATGAAAACGCTCCCGAATATGACAGAGAAGCAAGAGAAAAAGAACTTAAAAAATTAAACGTTGCCGATTTAATTGCTATTTGTGATGAACTAAAAATTGAATATAAAGATACAGATAAAAAAGCAGATTTAATTTCAAAGATTATTGCAGAAGAAACAACAACTAATGCAGAAGTTGAAACAACGACTGATGAACAGGTTGCGGAAGAATAAAGAAATAAAAGGCTGTAATAAATGACAATAACTTTTTTGGATTTGTATAATGAGATTACCGGTCAGGCATGGTCTATGTTTGACAGCGAAGTAGAAGAAAAGGATGAATTTGAAACTTCAGTCACTACTTCTATTCAAAAAGCACTGTCCGCACTTTGGAATTCTTATAAATTTGTATTTAGATACAAAAAATATAAATTTAAAACAAAAGCAGGTGTAAGCGAATACACAAGACCGAACGGAAATATTATACAAAAAACAATACAAGGCTCTAAAGTTTACGGAATTAAATACGGTAAGACTTTTTTATCTTATGAATCTGATTATGAAGTATTAGAAGAAAAAGAAGGCAAGCCGGAAAAGTTTTTTATACAATACGACAAAATTTGTTTATATCCTGTGCCCGATGATGTGTATGAGATTGAAGTTGAGTACGTTACCTTTGATACTGCTTGCAATGAAGATGGCGAGACAAAGGCAAACCTTGAAGATGAAACAGATTATATTAACATTGACGAGCGGTATGAGGATTTATTTAAAAGAGCACTTATGCCGCTTGCAATGACATATTTAATTGCTTCCGAATCTGATGAGAACTATTCTCAGTATAAAGAGCAATATGAAAAAGCATATAAAATTTTGATTGATTTTTGTAAAGGTATTGAAATCGACAAAAGAATTGGTTGGAGATAATAGAAATGAGTTTAATAGAAATAGAATACGGGTCATTAGCCTCATCAAAAGATTTAAACAATAACTTTGACTACTTGGATGAGCGGATAACAACGACCAATCAGAAACTGGAAACTGTTAATTCGCAGATACAAACGGCAGTTAACTCATCCAAAAGCAGCACAGATACCCAAATATCCACCCTAACCTCAACGTTAAACAGCACGAAATCGGACTTGCAGAGCCAAATAACCAGCGTAAAGAATACTGCAAACAATAAGCTTTCATCAACAAGCAGCACGCAGTGGTTTAAAATTTAC